GTTCGATAAGTATCCGAGCGCTTACGCTAACATGGCGGCATCGAAATACTGCAAAGACCCTAACTACGGTAAGGGCAAGCGGTCTAAACTTAAAATCAAAAAGAAACGTGGGTGAACTAGCAAACTGGCGAAAGCAGAACTGGGTCCGAATAGGCACCGACGGTAAAATCAAAGGACCATGCGGAACCTCAAAGAACAAGAAAAATCCAGACAGATGTCTTCCATCATCGAAAGCGAAAAGCCTAAGTCAGACACAGAGAGCCTCCACTGCACGCAAGAAGAAACGTGCTGGTGCGAAGGGGAAGCAGTTTGTTGCAAACACCCCTGCTGCCCGTGTGAAGCTGCGGATCAAGAAATAGAGCTTGAAGACATCGCTAGGGTCGTCTTTTTGGACCACGCGCAAGACTTAGGGAAGCCCCTGGTCTGCACTGTCTACGGAGTCATTGAGCATATAGATAAAACATTTATTAATATTACATCGTGGCATCCAACCTACGAAGACGACGATGACACCAACAGAACCACTTATACTATCATCAGGAGCTGCATAAGACAGCTAGATGTATTTAACTAAAATTTTCCCTGAGTCTACCAAACTGAAGTGACTAGACTAGTAACCACCAAGCCCGATGCGTCGGACAACTTGCGGCGAACAGTAGAAACTAAAGTCCACAGACGAAAGAAACCAAAACTATAACTATAACTTATTATGGCACTATCTAATAATCCCACCATTCCGGGTAAGGTGAATGGCACTGGGGCACGCACTGCACCTGCTGGCGCTTTGTCAGCTGACGCAGCGTTGTTCCTTAAAGTATTCAGCGGTGAGATTCTCACTGCGTTCAACGAAACGAACGTAGCTAAAGACCTCATCATGACTCGCACTATCTCTAGTGGTAAATCTGCTCAGTTCCCTGTCACAGGTAACGCTGACGCCAAGTATCACAAAGCCGGGGACGACCTCCTGGGCTCTGGTAACTACTTGTCTCAGATTGCTCACAACGAGAAAGTAATCAACATCGACGACATGCTTGTCGCTTCGTCTCTGATTCCACGCATTGATGAACTGAAGAATCACTATGACCTTCGTTCTATCTACTCTGCCGAGCTTGGTAAAGCCCTCGCTAAGCGCATGGACCTTCAGATCCTTAAGACATTGTTCGCTGCTGGTCTCACCACCACTGCTAACTACACTGGAGGACCTACAGGAACTGAGCTTATCGGAGCAGACACTATGACTGCTGGAGGACTTGTTGAAGCTCTCTTTGAGTGTGCACGCACCCTTGATGAAAAAGAAGTCCCATCAGAGGACCGCTTTGCTATCTTGACTCCTCTTCAATACTACAAGCTGCTTACTGCTGACAACGTAGCAATCAACAAGGACACCTCAGGTGGCTCTGCTGATTCTGCTAAAGGTAGCATCGCTGAAGTTGCAGGAATCAAGCTCTACAAGAGTCCACACCTTGAAGGAGTCCAAGTCGGCGCCTTGAACGGTGATGACGCAAACGTAGCGAACTCGCCATTTGAGAACACCGCTGTTAACAACGACGACGCTGGTTACAACGGTGACCTCACAGGCCTTGCGCCTACGCAGTCAGGTTCTGACGTTGGTAATGTCGGCTTCGTTGCTGGACACTCGTCTGCTGTTGGTTGCGTTAAGCTTCTCGACCTTGCGACTGAGTCTGAGTATCTGATTGAACGTCAGTCTACTCTCTTTGTTGCTAAGTATGCAATGGGCCTCGGCGTTCTTCGCCCTGAGTCTGCTGTTGTGGTTAACACCACTTCATCTGCTGCTAGCTAATAGCACACACTAAATTCATGCCTCGTCCTCATTAAGTTGGGGACGGGGTATTTTTTCATTTTATTAATATTATTATGCCACTCACTACAGAACTCGAAGCTGTCAATACGATGCTGAGCACCATAGGTGAAAGCCCCGTGACTCAGATCACTGTCACTACCTCACTGCCTATCTCTGCGGTCACCGCGATCACTGTGTTAGACGAGGTTAGTCGCGAGGTTCAGTCAGAGGGATGGCACTTCAATACGGTCAATAAGCAGACGCTTAGCCCTAACAGTAGCGATGAGATTGTTCTCGCGGCTGACATTATGCACGTAGATACCCTAGATCACTCTAAGGACATTGTGCAACGCGGCGGTAAACTGTTTAACCGTGAAGACAACACCTTTACTTTCACAAGTGACATTGACGTCAGGTTGATGTTCCTTTTAGATTTCACTGATCTCCCTGAACAAGCACGGAGATACATCACACTCAAAGCCTCAAGGGTCTTCCAGGCACGCACCGTCGGGTCTCAGGAGCTTGAGCAACAGATCCTACGGGATGAACTCAAAGCACGCTATAACCTCGAAGAAGCCGATGGCCAAGGAGCCGACAGGACTATCTTTGATAACTATGACGTTGCGTCTTGCCTCGGGGTCAACCGAAACTACGACATTCTCTAATGCCATTAATCAATACATCATTACCAAACCTTATCCAAGGGGTTAGCCAGCAGCCTGACGCCACACGGTTCTCGGGACAATGCGACGAACAGGTTAACTTCATGAGCAGTGTTGTTGATGGATTAACAAAACGCAACGGCACTAGGTTTGTTCAAAGACTAGGTGCTCCTGGTCTTACTCTTTCGGAAGATAGCTTTATTCACTTTATCAACAGAAGTGAAACTGAGCGATACGTATTGCTACACGATGGCGCTAAGATCTACGCTTACAATGTCCTCAGTGGGGACGAGGCGACTATCAACGGAGTCTCAGGAGGACTATTAACAGCGTTCTCTTACCTAGACATCCCATCGTCGGTCGGAACCCCCCGTAGTCTTCTTAGGGCCTCTACTGTTTCTGACGGCACCTTTCTTGTTAACCGTTCTAAGACAGTAGCGACAGACCAATCGTCTCGTGCCCCTGACTTAGACAAAGAAGCGCTGATTTTTATTAAGCAAGGAGACTACGAAAAGAAATACGCGGTAGACCTTACTTATTCTACTACGTCGCCAGTCGCTGCACAGGTAAACCTTACATATAGCAGGACGAGCAACAGGGGGAACTCACGATACGTGTTAACATCCGTCGGCTCTATTGCTAATGGTGGACAAGGGTATACTAACGGCCAAACTTATACTGTTGTTAGTTTCCCTAGTACTTACAGCTCAAAGGTTGTTAGGACTATAGGTGACGTGGATGCAACGCTAGTTGTAGGCGTTACAAACGCAGCAACAGGAGTAGTTACTTCCGCTTCAGTTGGGAACATAGGGCCTGCACTGAGCATCGGAGCCAATGAAAACGTAGGAGATACTATTTCAATAACAGTTACACTGGAACTAGGGGAAGCTGTGGCTACAGCAGGGACAGCTACTAGTAATGTGTTTATTCGTTCAGGTCAGGCTGGAAATGGGAATGCAATAAACGCAGACACTGCGGAAATCGCTGAGATCCTTACAGACGATCACAACACTAACCAAACAGCATCATTTAGTGATGTGTTCCCTAATATCCTCACAGGGACTAACGCTGACTTTGCCCTAGAGCGCTCTGGTAACCTAATCGTGTTAACAAGGAAGACTGGCAAAGGAGACTTTGAGATCCGTGGGCACGACGGTCTCGGCGACGGCGCACTCGGCGTTGTCTATAAGGAAGTCGGTTCGATTACTGACTTACCACTCTACGCTAAAAATGGCTTTATCGTTAAAGTCCGGGGAGACCAAGAGTTATCTGCTGACGACTACTACGTTAAGTTTGAGACAACCGACGGACAAGACATAGGGAACGGTGCGTGGGTCGAGACGTTCGCGCCTGGACAACTTAGGAGTTACGATAATTCCACGCTGCCTCGATTAATTATTAATACATCATTAAACAAGTTTGAGATCAATGAGATCAAAACGGCCCCTAAGTTTGTAGGCGATGAGATCTCTAATCCGTTCGCTTCGTTTGTCGGTAAGAACATACAGAACAGTGTGTTCTTCAAGAACCGCTTAGGGTTTATCTGTGAAGGCAACGTGATACTCTCAGAGGCGGGACTAGGCGCACGTAATAGCTCAGGGGACTTTGAGTATAACTTTGGACGGACCACTGTCACAACCCTTCTCGACTCAGACCCGATTGACGTCATTGTTGAGGCGCAGCGTGTCGTTAGTCTTACTGCAGCCGCTACGTCCCAAGAGAACCTCATACTGTTCTCAAATAACGGACAGTTTGTTCTCAAAGGCGAAGACCTACTGACACCTAAGACGGTCTCAGTGAAGCCTATTACTAACTTTGAATACAACGATGAGACCGACCCTGTGTCTGTCGGTTCATATATTTATTATCCATTTGACTTAGGGAACCACACAGGTATCCGAGAGTTTTCGCTCAACAAGACCACTGACGTCTATGAGTCCAACGAGATCACTGAGCAAGCTCCTCGGTATATTCCTAAGGACATTACGTATTTCTCTGGGTCGCTCTCACAGAACCTACTGGGCGTCTTGTCCAAAGACGAAGACCAGTCTCTTTACATGTATCGTTACTTCTTTAGCGAGAACAAGAAGGTTCTGAGCTCATGGTTTAAGTGGGACTTTAACATGAAGATACGAGGCTTTGAGTTTATTGACTCAACGCTTTACTTGATTGTCGCTAACCCCACAACAAACATTCCCTCTATAGTTAGTGTGCCTTTGAACTTTGACGGAGAAGACGAAGGGCTTGCGACTTACACAGCTAACGGATCTGCGTTAACCACATCAATCGCAACAACACCTGAGGACAATGTCACTCACTTAGACATGCGTATTCCAGCAATAATCTACAATGATCAGGTGAAGTTTCCTACGTTTACCGCCGGTAGCACTAAGCCTCTTAGAGAAAACATTAGCACATTTGTAGTTGGAGGTACATCCTATAGTCCCTACTTAGCTGCCTCTGATATTAAGGTATACACTGACAGGGGTGTAAATATACCAGTGACAGTTACTACTTCCGGCGGTGTTACTTCGCTCGCCGTGACCACCACAGGCGTATGGGATGACTACACGTCGGTCTGGGTAGGCTATGAGTTCACCAGTGCCTACACGTTCTCTGAGCAGATCTTTAAGGCCCAGGCAGGACAAGCCCGGACACCTAACGCTTCGGCCAAGCAGTTCATCAAGAACCTATCGCTTTACCACACGCAAACTTCAGACTATAAGATCAAGGTGACACCAGACAAGCGCAACACGTATACTAACGAGTTTCCTGAGTCGTTCACGTCGTCTGGTGGTTCTTTACAGATTTTACGCACTGAGCTCAAAGACGGATTCTTTAGGGCCCCCGTGTTTACCTCTAGTGAAAACGTAGAGATCAAGCTGGAGAACGATGGGGCTAAGCCTAGTAACTTCCAGTCCGCTGAGTTCGAAACCTTTGTTCACACACGGTCAAGTCGATATGGAGCCTAGTAGGACTTACGGAGCCTGTTCGATCGTCCAGGCGACGACACACCACGTCCATGA